TTACAAGAAAAACCAGATGGATCAGTAAGTCTTGCTGATTTTAATTATCCAGATGGAGATTATAATGTTAGTATAATAGATAAAGACGGTGATGTAATATCTAGTAATAATAAAATAATAAAAAATTCAAATGTAATTGAGTTATTAAGAAGGTTTGAAGGTTCAGATAAAATGACTGTGGCTCAATCTTATAAAATTCTATTTGGTAATTTAAATAGCAAAATACTTGAATTTATTATAAAAAGATGTCCAGATGTTAAAAAAATTTTTGTAGATTTTACGTCTTGTATTAATAGCAGGATTATTGATAGTAATAAAATGATTTATAAAATACCTCAAGGAAAATGGGTTAAAGCAGGGTTAGATTCGGATTCAAATTCAAATTTGGATTATGATTCAAATGTAAATATTGTTAATTTTCAAGACATTATGGAGTTTAGTGAAAAATATATAATTGTTAAAGGATTTATGCAAGTAGGAAAAACAAATTTTATTATAAGTAGTGCTGTTTGGTTTATGATAAACGGTATGAGTAGCATTATTGTTGTTCGTAACTGTAATGGAGATAAAGATCAGTTTGTTCGTAGAGTAAAAGAATATAATGATATATTAAAAACATATGTAGGAGAATCAAAATTTGTTATAGAATGTATTGTGGACAACGTAAATCCAAGTAATTTTTCAAGTAAAAATCCAAAAATAATAGTTTGTATTGCTAATATTGCACCATTAAAAAAATTAACTTTTATTATTGAAAACAACTGTTCTTTAATCTCAAAAAAATATCCGTTGTTTTTGGATGAAGTTGATTATATAGATTCAGAAGGAACAAGTGTTGTAAAAGAGCTTGATAAGTTAAGACAGCATTGTTTTTGTTCTTATGGTGTTAGTGCTACGATTTTAGATTCTACTTTTAAACGTGATGTTGAAAAAGGAAACGTAATAATGTTATCAACTCCTGAACATTATAAAAGTATAGTAAATTTTAAGTTTATTCACTTAGTTTACAAAAATTCATTGATTACTAAAAAAGACTCTGATGCATTAAGTGACTTAAATTTATTTCCATATTTAGATGAATTTTCTAAAAAACCTCCTTATTATGTAGAATTGTATGATAATACAGGAGAATATTCAGACTCTCATCATCCTGTTATATCTCTTATGCGAGTTGCAATAACAAATAATTCTAATATACGTCTTTTATGCGATATTGCAAACAAATACAATTTTCCTATTATGTATTTTCAAGGTGGTAAAGGGGCTGGACATATAACTCTTAGTGTTTTTTCTGAAACAAATCCAATAAAGTTAAAAAATGGATCTACGTCAATTATTGTTAACGGAGAGTATCATGATTTTGATAATGCTTCTCCTTCTATAGTTTTAGAGTGGTTAAAAAATAATGGAGGTGTTAAGCGTTTTCCTCGTATATTAATTTTAGCCGGATGTATGGCTGCTAGATGTCAATCGTTTGGTTCATCAGATTTTAATGTATGTCTTTTAAATAAGAAGCTTGCGTGGCATTTAACAGAAATGTATTTAACTGTTTCAACTATAATGGATCAACCTGAATTATTACAAACAGCAGGTAGATTGTGTGTTGTTGCACGTGATAATATACAGCCTTTAATGTATGCATCTAAAGAAACTTGTAATGATTTAATAAAAGCATTTCAGACCCAAGAAGAATTAATAGAAAGAGCAAGAATGTACGGAGACTCCGAAGGTATGGACAAAGGTATGAACGGAGTTTCTGAACAAAAAAAATGTATAGGTAAAATTATGGAATCTCTTCCAATGTACACACAAAAAATAGTGTCTGGTAGGTCTCTAACAAAAAAAGCTAAGTATAAGTTAAATTTAGTATCCAAAAAAATAGATATAGAGTCTGGTGGGTGGAATAAAAGTGATCTATATTGTTCAAAAAATATATTTTCTCAAAAAATAAATTTAGATTTTAATATTGGCAATCTTATTTTGGTTCCTCGTATAGATTCTCATCTATACAAAATTTACATTAATATAATAAATAAACTAAAGGGTAAACATTGGGTAGCAAGAGTAATTTTACGAAATGACAACACAGTGTCAAATTCAGCTCGGTTTGATGAATTACAAGGAAAAACTAGTTCGCAAAGTGATAAAGGTCTAATATGGAGAAAATTACCCGACAAACCATATGAGTATAGATATATTGAATAAATTTAATTAAATTTATAATAATAATTATTATAAATGACATTTCCTTGGAGAAAACATAGTAAACATGACCTGTTTGTTGAGTATGATAAATTAAAAGATAAATTAAATACAATAAAACATTTTAAATTTCCTATTCCATATACAAGAACTGGTATGAAATGCTCTAATATTTTTTTTCAAAAAGAAAGACTTAAAACTCCTTCACAAAATAAAATATCTTGTTTTAATTTTTGGAAACTTAATAAAGCTAAAATTATTAAATATAATTCTAAAAGTAGTAGCCATGATTTGTTTACTACAATAGTTTTTATGAATCACGCTCCTTCTCAATTTCCTCCTGTTACAGCTGGAATAATATATAAATATTTTGGAGCAACTAAAATATTAGATCCATATGCAGGGTGGGGAGATAGATGTATTGCAGCTATGGCTATGAATATAGACTATATAGGCATAGATAGTAATCCTAAATTATTAAAAAATTACAAAAAAATAATTAATTTTTTTGAAACTGATTCAAATATTCAAATTATTAATAATAAATCGGAAAATATAAATCTTAATAAATTAGATTTTAATTTTATATTATCAAGTCCTCCTTTTTGGAATACTAACAAAACAAAGCTATTAGAAGAATATACTAACACATCTAATAGCTATCAAAATTTTATTAATAATTCTATAATTCATTTGATAGAAACAGTAAGATATAAAGACCCAACTATTTGGATATGTTTACATATGCCACCTGATATGTATAAAGATATAAAAAAAATAATCGGACCATGTAATAAAATTATTAAATTTAAAACAACTTTAAATACAACATCAACTCAATCTTTATACTGTTTTTAATAAAAAATTTAATATAAATATAAAGATTTAATTAAAACATTAAAATGAATTCTTTTCCACATATTTTAAATCCTGAAAATAAAAATAATTTTCAAGAAATTTATTATAATATAGTATTATGTTTATTCAGAGAAAGTGTGTATAAACATGTTCTTGTAAAAGATGAAAATAATTATTTTGATTTAGAAAAGTTAAAAACAAATTATAAATTAACAGACGATCAATCCTTACAAATGTCTGATATTATTATAAATGAATTACAAGAATTAGGTTGGAAATGTAAAAAATCATTTAACCAAACGGCATTGTTTATATACTCAACAGAAAATCCTCCCCCTAGTTGTTGGGATGATAGTTTTGTATAAAAATTTTACAAAAATATTAGTTCTTTAATATGTCATGTTGATACATATCAGAAACTTTTCCGTTTGTAAATTGTATACGATATTTAAAATATGGTCCAAATAAATATTTTCCAGTTTTTCGATTATAAATTCCATTAAGTCCAAGTGTTTTTATAATTTCTCCGTATTTTATTTTACCGTTGATCCTATTAATCATAATTTTGTCACCAACTTTAAATTTCATATTTTTAGTTGCTTTACGACTTGATTTTTTATTTGATTTACGACTTGATTTACGACTTGATTTACGACTTGATTTACGACTTGATTTACGACTTGATTTACGACTTGATTTACGACTTGATTTACGACTTGATTTACGACTTGTTAAATCTTCTTTAAATTTATTATACGATTCAATTTTACCATTAATCATAATTTTGTCACCAATTTTAAATTTCATATTTTTAGATTGTTTAGGTGACTTTCTTGAAGATCGTTTAGGTGACTTTCTTGAAGATCGTTTAGGTGACTTTCTTGAAGATCGTTTAGGTGACTTCTTTTTTGAAGATCGTTTAGGCGACTTCTTTTTTGAAGATCGTTTAGGTGACTTCTTTTTTGAAGATCGTTTAGGCGACTTCTTTTTTGAAGATCGTTTAGGCGATTTTTTTTTTGAAGATCGTTTAGGCGACTTCTTTTTTGAAGATCGTTTAGGCGACTTCTTTTTTGAAGATCGTCTAAACTTAAATACCAGTGGTGGCATTTGCCTGTCTTTCTCTGCCTGTTTCTCTCTCTGCATTTCTTCAAAAAAGTTTGGCATTTTCTCTTTCTTAGGCATTTTATCTAAGTACAATAACTTAGATTTTTCTTTATCATATTCGTCCTGAGTAAATTGTATACCATTCATTGGTGCAGCCCACTTAGCAAATTCTCCTCCATAGTATGCTCCACCTCCTATAGCAAATGCCCAAGATCCTAAGACCGCCGGCGCAAAACTTTGTCCCATTAGTTTCAACAAATCATCCATACTCTTATTTATATTATCATCCACAGGTAGACGACCAACAGTAGTTGCTGCTAATCCAGCCACAACTGCACTTGATGGAGTCATCTTACAAAGAGCAATTGCTACAGGAGCTAGAGCTCCTATAGCACCTCCACACGCTAAACCTATTTGTCTGTACTGTTCTTTTAGTTTTTCTTGTACTGCTTCTAAATTTTTTTTATTTTCTGTACTTAGTGACATTTCAAAATTTAAAGTATTAAAACTTAAAACGTCAGTATATTTTTTTGTTTGTTCTATAGCAAGTTTCATACAATCATCATGTTCTAACTTTGCAGAATTTTTAAACTCCTTACTAACTTCACTAAAAAATAATTTATTAAACATTCCATCATATAATATTTTTTCTACTTCTCTAACTCCTTCATTGTTTTTTCCTCTTATTTTTGATTTTGTGTTAAACATTCTATTACATACATCATTATTTATACATATTATTTTTTGTAAATCAGTAATGTTATAATCTTTAAATTCTTGATCATCAACCATCTTTAACGTTTGCTGTAGAATATATTTTGCTTCTGTATAATCTCCTGACTCTTTATTATATACAGAGTCCTGTAACCAAGAGGTGCCTTGGCTAAAAATGCCTTCAACTTCTTTTCTTTGGTTTCTTAATATCTTTTCTAATAATTTTAAGATACCTTCTTTATCTATATTTTTTTTTGCATCTTCACCTTTTAGTATTGTATCCCACACCCATTCATTAACAGTTCCTTTTCCATTTTCCTTAGATTTCATATTATTAAGTTTCTTGGAATTTTCTTTAGACAACTTTATAATAGAATCGTATATGTGTTTATAAATTGTGTCCTTAAACTGTGCTTTACATTTAGTAACGTCACTATTATGTAATTGCTCAATTAATTGTAATGAATTAAAGTGCATTTCACGAATTTCCTTCATATACATTGGATCATTATAGGGTTTTCCTTTTGCTTGTATTTCGTTAACTTTTAAAAGCTCTAAACCTTTTGCCAATTCTTCGCTATTATAATCTGCTAGTTCTTTAAACACCGGCATAGGAAACTTTGGAACCTGTGGATTCTTCGATTGAAAATCTTCAAAAGTATGTCTCATTAATGAATTAGTGTTGTGTACATTTGTTGACAACTTATTTGATGTTGCAACAGCTCCTGCAACAGCTAACATTAACTTGTTCTTCAATCTAAATTTTGTATGGGGTTTATTACTTATATTACTTATTGTATCATTTACTACAGCTTTTAGTTGGATCATAACCATACATGCATCAAGTATTAATAATTCTTGAGCATCTGGAAGTTGAAAATACTTGTAAAGCATATCTAGTATTTTTATAAATATTGGTGAATTTATTACATATATTAGTTCTGGATGTAAACGTAAAACGTCTTCCCAGTATTGTTTTCCAATTGTTGATTGTAAATTAAAAATATTGCTAAGATCTTTAATACACTCTCTTAAAGATTGTATAAGATGGTTATTTAAATAGTTATTTAAATCGTTTTCATTCATTTATTTAATAAATAAATTAAATAAATTAAATAAATTATTAGTTTTTAATTTTAGATTTTGACCATATAAAAACACATATAATTAAAATTAATATTAAAGTAGACAGCATTATTATTATTGTATATAGTGATTGATCTGTATATAATATATCATCATATTTTGAATTAATATTATTTTGGTAGACGTTTATAGTTTGTACATTTGCATTTATCCCAGCAATCCAGTTTTTATAATCAGGTAAATCTTTTAAATTAATAAGCCTAGAAAAATCAATCCAAGGCATAGTAGCTAATATTCTACGAGAATAACCAGTTTCTGGGTCTCTTCCTCCAGCTGTTTCAGTTCGTTTAGTTACTTGTTTTCTTCTGTTAATTATTTCTTGAGATTCCGACCAAATATAGTTAGATGGTGTTTTTTGTATATTATATGATAATGGATACCAAAAATCTGGAACACCAGTTATAACATTTTCTTCTATTTCGCATTCGTTAACTCCTCTTAATATTTTAAAATATCCATCATCTCCCCAATCTGTTCCCCATGAATTTTTAACAATCCAATATTTTGTATTTGATTGTTCACCCCATCCTACAATTTCTATTGCATGCGCGCCAACTTGTTTATATTGTTTATTCCATTTGTATATACCTTTTCCTTTAAAAGTATAAAAATCTGGGTATATTTTTATAGCAGAACATACAGGACCCCATCTAAATATATCATATCTAATATTTTTTTCGTTACCATTATCTTCTTTTATACCAGCTATAGCATAAAAATGTAATGCTCTATAAAATTTAGCAGGAGTTCCAATTTCGCTAGAAGTATAAGGATCAAATTTAATGTCTGAACACATATCTCCTAATATTCCAGTCATTTGCGTACAAATAGGAGTTTTTTCCGGAATTGTAAATGATCCAATGCCTGATAATTGATTATAAATACCATAGGTTTTTAAATCATATGGAAAGCATTCTGAAGTATTTGTACCGTATACAAATAAATAAGTCCATGCATCAATTAATGAAGCTCCGAAACAAGCTCGAGTATTAGCTGAATATATTTCTTGTACAGAAACTTCTTCTAGATTATATTCAGGATGTTTTATATTCCTTAATCTTCCTTGTTGGTCACACAAAACTAATCTAGCACTTGATAAATCAACTTTTAATAGACCCATTGATTGTATGTTAAATCTGTCTGCTAAACAACTTGTAGATGCAAAAGCCCAGCAACTTCCGCAAGCTCCTTGATTTTTTGGTTTTGTTAATAATCCTTCCCATACAATTCTTCCATCAAATGAATTAGGAATATCTACATTTATATCAATGTCAATATCACACTCTTTCATTAAATGTATAAAATCTTTATTTATAGAGGTTGATTCACTTCTAATTATTGTATTTGTTGGATTTGAATCAATAGCACTTTGTAGTTTACCACTTAATAAATTATTATCACTTAAATTCATTTATAATAATATTTATAAATATTATTATGCTTTACATTGTTTACAATTTTCTTCGTCTTCTTCTGCTATGTACATATTGTTTAAGTCTTTATTTATACACATACTGGGTAATATGAACATACAAAACATAGCAAACAAAAGTATTCCAAAAAATATAGATATATGTTTATTTGTCATTTATAATATAAATTATAAATAATAAATTAAAAATAATTATACATATCCGCCTGTTTCATATATAGAAATTGCTGATCTACAATACAAATCATATGATGTATCATCCATAAAATTTTTAAATTCTTCGTATAATTCTTGTCTAATTGAAAGCAAATTTTTTCTAAAAAATAATAAAAAATTTAATCTATGTTCATAATCATTTGTGTTTATTGACATTTCTTCTAAAACTTTTTCTTGAAACTCTTGTAATAATTCTTTTTCATCTTTGTATTCATCTTTTTTATATTTTAACCCATAAAATTTAACATTATATTCATATTTTGTAATATCTCTAGCCCGTGCATTTAATCGCCCGTTAAAATTAGCAACTATTTGATCTCTCCAACTAATTCTCAAGTTAAATGCTCCAAATCCGCATATAACATTAACAAGACGTCCGGCAAATCCAGTTGAACATGTACCAGACATATCAACTAATTCTTCTAAAAGTCTCTTTCTCATATCTTGTTCAAATTCATGAGATGTTAAATATGTCCATACTTTTAAAAGTATATGTAATAATGTACAGTTATAGTTACTATATAATGCTCTATCTAAAAATATACGGTTCATTGAAATATTAATTTTATCGAGTTTTTCTTTGTATTTTAGGATTTTAGGATCTTGTTCTTCTTTAATATTTTCTTCTTGAGGATCTTGTTCTTTAGAATTTTGTTCTTGAGGATCTTGTTCTTTAGAATTTTGTTCTTTAGAATTTTCTTCTTGAGGATCTTGTTCTTTAGAATTTTGTTCTTGAGGATCTTCTTTTTTTATCATTTCATCAATTTCTTTTTTAACGTAATCGTAATTTATAACTGGAGATCCAGGTATTCCAGCTATAGTTTTCATTTCAATAGAAGACAAAAATTCTAATACTTCTAAAACGCTATCTTCTATTTCCGTTATATGAACATTTTGAGAATTCTCAAAAATAGTTTTAACCTCATTTTGACGTCCAAGAATCATAATTATTTGTCGTGCTATTATTTTGTTTGTTTCACATCCTACTCGTAATATAACATCAGCAGCATCAGCTCTAAGGTTATAATCTAGCTGTTCATCTTGGCTAAATTCTAATAAAGTATTTTCTATATTTGTGTGATCTGATAGGTCCAAGTTTGATTTACATTTTTGTATTAATATTTGAGCAGCTAGTATTCTATAAAATGTTCTATTAGTTTTTTTATAGAAAAATTTTAATGCTGTATATGCCAAAAAATCTAAATAATCTGATATGTTTTTATTTTCTAAAGAAAGTATAGTTTTGTATCTATAATCACACTCTAATTTTTCATCATTTATTATGTTACAAAAATATTGTTTAGACTCTGTTTTAAAATTAGAGTGTTCCATTAGTAAACATACAGCTTCAATTTGACACGGAGTAGCAACGTCAGACATATTTTGACAGACATAATTAAGAATTTCATATCCAATATCTTTTTTTTTGTCAAAGTAACAAATACTTTTTGCTATTGTTATTTTTAGTAACGATGATATATTAGAATTTATACATATTTCGTGTAAATATTTTTCTAATAATTTTGTACCTGAAAATTGATACATAGTAGAAATTCTGTTAACAAGTTCGATACATTCTTCTTGTCCAAAAGAAGAGTAAAATAATTCTAAAGCTTTAATTCTTAAACTTAGTGAAACTGTTAAATCAATAATTAACTGAGATAATGTATTTTTATCTGCGTCTATAATATTAACTTGTTCATCAAAAACAGTTTGATTTAGATTATTTATTAAAGTTCTACTGTTTGACATTTTAACGTAGTACAAGAATCTTTTAAATTAAACATAAATTTTACAACTCTGTATCAAAATAACATGCTCCTTTTTGTTTAATACATTCAAATATTTGTCTTCCTATTAACAAATCAGCATAGTTACTTACATCATTACAAGTAATACCTGATTTAATTTTTTCATCATTACTTAAATATGGAAAAGAATAGAAGAATTTTTTAATTGTATCTTCATTACTTAACATTGCTTCTATTTTTTTAATTTCTTGTTCTACAAGAAATAAATGATTTTCATCAAATTCATAAATTAATACATTACCGGCATAAATAGCTTTAAATCCGAATCTATCGGCACAGTTACTGCTTTGTATTCCAAACAAAAATTTACCTTCAATAAATCCTTTGTAATAGCGACCCATTTATAAGTAAAATTAATTTTACTTATAATAATTCAATTATTTACACATTTACATATTTACACCCATCAAAACAGTTACTTTCTTTTCTGTTTTTTTACCACTTGAGGAAAAATTCCACTTGTTTGTTATTACAGGGAATACACCTTTAAATCTATTTCCAATTTTTTCAAGAGAAGTGTTTGTATATTCTCGTAATTTTATCATTGAGTTAAAATAAGTTTCGAAATTTATTTTGTCGTTAACAATATTTCCAAATAAATCAGACATTATTGTTGTAAACATAGTTAATATCATATTTATTGCACCGTCTTTTTCTTGTTTTTTCATTTTTTGTTTAATTTTACTCATAAAATAAGCCTCTGTTATTTCATTTAACAAAAAAGATACTCTTAATTGTGAATTATTAATTTCATTAACTGTATTTGGATATCGAAATATTTCTACAAAAGTTATATGATTAACTAGACGATGAGCTTGACATAACATATCGGAAACATGTAATGTTGGTCCTTGTTTAGTATAACTGTATAGATAGTCTCGGTAGGCTTTTTCTACAGTTCTTACATCAATAAGACCTCCACACCTGACATCACCTGCGTTTCTAGGAATAACTCCATTATTATTTGCTCTTTGCCATTCATAATAATGAGGATTATGTATAACACCTCTTTCAATTGTTCCTTTATTCCAACTAAAAGCTGTATGACATTGCGTGCAATACATCTGATCACATCCATATATTTTATAAATAGGAGTAGAACATCCGGGACATGGTTTTGTATCTGAAGATAATAATTTTACAGTTGCAACTGTATCAGGATTACATTTGTGATCATCATCATATTTACCAATTTTTGGTATATGACAATCTTTACATACATACACTTTACACATACCACATTTAAGAGCAGTAGATAAAAATCCCTTACACTCTTCAACTGGACAAGCTCTTACAAACACTTCTTTCTTTTTTTCTTCTTCTTTCACATTTAAAGAAAATTTTAACTCTGTGCGTAATTTAGTTGCATCCCTTATTTTTTGTTGTAATTTTTTTATCTCTTCTTCTATAGAAGACATTTGTTTTTTAATATTTCTACATCTTAGTTCTTCAGTTGCTAAAGGTTGAGTAGAAGGTAACATACTTTTTTCTCGACCCATTAAAATTGAAGCTCTTCGTTCTCTATATTTTTTATTATGAAAAGTTAATGGAAAATTATCAGACAAAAATTCAAAACTCCATATTTTTTTACAAGATGTGCTCATACATCTTGGATTACTATCTTCAATTTCCATTAAAAATCTTGTAACACATTTATTACAAGCGCCAAAATTACAAAATGGACAACTAATAATATTTTGAGTATTCACGTCAGACGCGCATATATTGCATTCAATCTTTGTCATTTATTTCTTTGTATATTTGTTTAAAAATAAATTCATTTATTTTTAAACAAATATACACCAAAATACTTATTCACTTGGTAATTGGTAATTGGTAAAATTAAAATTGTAATTTATAATAAATGAGCTTTCGTATAAGAAATTATGATATAGTAAAATTTGTATATAGTAATAATAATAATAATAATATAAAAGCAAAAACTATTGAAATAGACAGTATTACATTAAAAACTGTTAAAGGAGAAAAAGTTGAATTAAAACTTGATTCAGTTGGTACAAATAATCAAATTTTAGTTTATAATGAAAAAGGTCAATTTAAATGGGAAGACAAAGAACAAAAAAGTTTGGTAGAAATGACAAATGAAGATCAAACTTTTAACTTGAACGACGACATACAAAACTTAACATTTTTAAATATAAGACAAGGAAATATATTTACACTAAATAATAACCAACATTTTATGTTAAAATATAATATAATATATAAAGTAGATGATAATTTAATTGATTATTATTTAAACTTTTATTTAAATGATAAA